TAGGGTAGAAGCAGAGAACATACAAGCTGAACAGAAGCAAAAAGTCATATTCCAGCCCAATGAGGGGCCGCAGACAGACTTTCTAGCCTCTGTTGAGCGTGAAGTGTTGTATGGAGGGGCTGCAGGTGGAGGAAAAGTTGTACTTGAGTATCAGAGTGTTCTAACGCCTACAGGATATAAAAACATTAAGGACATCCGTGTTGGAGATGTTATTTGTGATCCTAAGGGTGGGGTGCAGACAATAACTCATATACACCCTTGGCAGGATAATGCTAAGTGGGAATTGGAGTTTGACGATGGGGCTATTTACGACACTGTAGCAGGACACCTCTGGCAGTATAAAATTGCAGGGGCAAGGAATTGGGTTGTTGCTACAACAGAAGAGATGCTTGCACATTCTACTTGTGTAGGTAGAGTTCCCCTAATTCCCACTACAGATGCTGTGTATTTTGAGGCCCAAGAAGTTAGCATAGATCCTTACACATTAGGTGTATTGTTAGGTGACGGGTGCATAACCAACCCATATATAGCTGTATCTAGCCACGAAGAGGATCAAGGTCATTATACATCTTTAACTCAGATAGAAGATGGTGATTGGCGTATTAGTGGGCAGAACATGCGTATTGTAGGGGAGAGCAGACAAGCACTAGTTAACTCTCTCAGAGACTATAATCTATTGGGCACAAATAGTAGTACTAAATTTGTTCCAGCAGAATACAAATATAATACGATTGAATGCCGTAAGCACCTGCTGCGTGGCCTTATGGACACAGACGGGTATAGGGATGCAGGTAGGGCTAGAGCAGAATTCTGCACTGTATCCCCTGCATTAGCTGAGGATGTTAAATTCTTAGCTCAGTCATTGGGGTATAGGGTTAGTGTGTACACTAAGACTGGATCTTATAAAAACAAGGATGGTGCTAAGCAGTTATGCCAAAAGGCATATAGGATTTATATTACAGGAGAGAACGTAGATGATATATTCTCTTTGCAGCGCAAGCGTGGTGGAGTTGCAGGAAAGCAACTGTCACGTAGGATTGTAGACATTCGTAAAACGACTGAGGTTGTTCGTGGTAGATGTATAACTGTATCAGCGCCTCATTCTTTGTACATCTCTGACGATTTTGTTGTGACGCATAACAGCTATGCCTTGATAGCAGATCCTGTGCGATACTTCACAAATAAGAACTTCAATGGAATATTGCTCCGTAGGACTAACGATGAACTACGTGAGTTGATATGGAAGACACAGGAAATGTATCCAGAGATATTTCCAGGGGCCAAATGGTCTGAAAGGAAGTCTCAATGGACATTCCCTAGTGGTGCCAGACTGTGGATGACGTACTTGGATAAAGAAGAGGACGTACTCCGCTACCAAGGTCAGGCTTTTACATGGATCGGGTTTGACGAGCTAACGCAACATCCTACACCTTTTGCGTTTAACTACATGCGCTCACGTTTACGTACTACAGACCCTACGTTACCTTTGTGTATCCGTGCGACTACCAACCCTGGAGGACCGGGGCATGGTTGGGTTAAGAAAATGTTTATTGACCCCTCGCCAGCCAACGAACGCTTTTGTGCTACCGATCTAGAGAGCGGAGAAGAGCTGAGATACCCCAAAGGACACGCCAAGGAAGGCGAGCCTCTGTTTTTCCGTAGGTTTATACCTGCAACCCTAGCAGATAACCCATACCTGTCTGAAGACGGTGTGTATGAGGCTAACCTGCTGTCTCTACCTGAGCAACAGCGCAGGCAGCTCCTAGAAGGAGACTGGATGGTTGCTGACGGTGCAGCATTCCCAGAGTTTGCTGTTAGGCAACATGTAGTAGAGCCTTTTGATATTCCTGATACGTGGATGAAGTTCAGATCTTGTGACTTTGGTTACACCACGTACTCTGCAGTGCATTGGTTTGCCGTAGACCCTGCATTTGAGACGTTGTACGTGTACAGAGAGTTGTACGTGTCTAAGCATACGGCCCGTGAGCTCGCTAGGAAGGTCCTGCAACTGGAGCAAGGCGAGAAGATCATGTACGGGGTACTAGATAGCTCTACATGGCATAAAAGGGGGCATACAGGCCCTTCCATAGCAGAAGAAATGATTGCAGAGGGGTGTAGGTGGAGACCGGCAGACAGGACCGCAGGTTCACGTGTTGCAGGCAAGAACAGACTACACGAATTGTTAAAGGTAGACCCAGACCTTGATATGCCTAGCATTAAGTTCTTTGATACGTGCAGGCAGATCATAGCAGACATGCAGGTTATCCCATCGTGTCCTAAGGGCAGTGATGATATAGACGTAAGATACGCAAGCGACCACGCTTATGATTCTGTGCGCTATGGAATCATGTCTAGACCTAGATCTAAAAGTATATTTGACTTTGGTGATGGTATGGATAGAACAACGTGGAATCCTAAAGACCCTGTGTTTGGGTACTGATTAAAGAGACAGAGAAATGGCACTATTAGATAAACCTGAGTTTGATGAGGACGAAGTAGCATCCCTTGATGACTCTGAAAATGAGTATGATGATGTAGAGCTGTCTGGCTTTGTTGATACAGTACTCGGAAAGTTTCGTCAGTCCAAAGATAAGCGTCAGGCAGATGAGAGACGTTGGCTAACAGCGTACAAGAATTACCGTGGCGTTTATGATAACGATACGCAGTTCACTGAGACTGAACGTTCACAGATCTTTGTTAAAGTTACAAAGACTAAAGTTTTAGCTGCATACAGTCAGATTACAGATGTTCTGTTTGCAGGCAACAAGTTCCCAATTGGCGTAGAGCATACGCCTGTGCCGGAAGGCATTGAGGAAACTGTTTCTATAGATGCAGGTATCCCAAAAGAGCTACAAGAAATTTATGATGAGCTAAATGTAGGCTTCTCAGGGGATGAAGAACTATCTAAAGAACCAGAGCTAGAACTGGTAAAAGATAAAGTAGTGGACGGTACAGGCTTGAGCCCTACTGCCGCTATTTTTGAGCCTGCGCTTGAAGCAGCTCGTAACATGGAAAAGAAAATCCATGACCAGCTAGAAGAGTCAGAAGCCTCTAAGCATCTTCGCCATGTAGCGTTTGAGATGTCTTTGTTTGGTACTGGTGTACTCAAAGGTCCTTTTGCTAAAGACGTAGAGTACCCTCGCTGGACTGAGGACGGTGAGTACGATCCTATCATCAAGACTATGCCTATGGTAGAGGCTCTGTCTATCTGGAACTTCTACCCAGATGCAGACGCCACTAACATGAGCGAGGCGGAGCATGTTGTGTACCGTCACCGCATGTCTAAGTCAGCTATGCGTGAGCTTAAGAAGCGACCTTTCTTCCGTGGTGAAGCCATTGAACGCTGTCTTGATCGTGGTCCTAATTATCAGAATGAATATTGGGAAGACGTATTAGACGATGCTGATATGAACTCCAATATCAATCGTTGGGAAGTACTAGAGTACTGGGGCGTTATTGATACAGAAGAAGCAGAAGATGCAGGCTTAGAGCTAACCAAAGAACTGCGTAAGATGGATCAGCTACAGGTCAATGCTTGGATCTGTGGACACGAAGTTATTCGCCTAGTTCTCAATCCATTTAAGCCTTCACGTATTCCTTTCTACGCAGCTCCGTATGAGCTAAACCCTTACAGCTTCTTTGGTGTAGGTGTAGCTGAGAACATGGAAGATACTCAGAAGCTTATGAATGGCTTCATGCGGATGGCAGTAGATAACGCAGTACTGTCCGGCTCTCTAGTGTTTGAGGTTGATGAGACTAACCTAGTGCCAGGCCAAGACCTATCTGTATATCCCGGCAAAGTATTCCGCAGACAGGGTGGAGCGCCAGGCCAAGCCTTGTTCTCTACCAAGTTCCAGAACGTATCTTCTGAGAATATGATGCTGTTTGATAAGTCTCGCCAGTTGGCAGATGAGTCTACCGGCATCCCTTCATACTCTCATGGTGGTACAGGAGTCAGCGGAGTAGGTCGTACAGCATCCGGCATGTCTATGCTTATGGGAGCTGCAGCACAGAACATCAAGACAGTCGTTAAGAACATTGATGATTACCTGCTAGCACCGCTAGGCCGTTCTATGTTCGCTTTTAACATGCAGTTTGATTTTGATCCTGCAGCTAATGGCGATCTAGCAATACTGGCTCGTGGTACAGAGTCCCTCATGCGAAATGAGATCCGCTCTCAGCGCCTGATGCAGATGATGCAGATTGGTTCTAACCCTGCCATTGCACCGATGATCAAGTTTGATTACATCATCCGTGAGATTGCTGCATCCTTGGATCTGGATGAAGAGAAGATCATTAACGACCCACGTGCTGCAGCTATTCAGGCAGAGCTAATGAAGTCAGTTCAGCAAGCAGCTCCACAGCCTCCACAAGGCGGTGAGGGAGCCGTTCCTTCTGTAGGCAACCCTAACGGTCTGGGTGGAGGAAACATCGCTCCTGCGACTCCTACGCAGCCTGGAGGAGAAGGTTTCCCAGCAGCAGGTCAACAAGCACCAACTGAAGGATAATTATGTTACAGGATAATACGGTCAGAAAACTATTACCAATGGTGAACAATCGTCAGAATGAAGAGCGCATAGCGGCATACGTTTCTGACCGTATTTCCTACCTACACAAACAGCTTGAGCAGTGCAGCACCGTAGAAGAAATGAACAAGGTGCAAGGCCAGTTAAAAGAAGTCAGAAGACTCGGAACGCTCAAGGATGAAGTCACGCAGAGAGTGAAGGAAATCTAATGGGTATATTGAGTCCAGTATCGGGGCAGACTGTAAAGCGAGCCCTAACCCCAACTGCGGTAGCTATTGGTGCATCTGCCCCGTCAGAAGACGCAGAAGGTGCATACATTCCTCTAAGAGCCTTTGCTGAGGCAGGCACAGAGGCAGCAAAGACCCTGTACAAAAAAGCTAAAAAGGCTATTAAAGACGGCATGCCGGAAGATGATCTATACCGTAAATACGGTGTGTATCGCTCTGAAGACGGTGACTTTAAAGTAGACGTAGCGGAAATTAAAGCACGTAACGTTGAGTACATCATGGCGCTAGACAAGTTTATTGCTGCTAGCCAAAACATGATGAACAAGCGCAGGAAAGGTAGCGATACCCTAGGTACTATGGCGGACTTCCTTCCTTCAGACAGTCCCGTTCTTGAATATTTTCCAGAGCTTAAAGATACTAAGGTTCGTCTTACTAGCCCTGACGCAAAGCAGAATGCAGAGGAAAGAAAGACTGGCGGCAAACTTATGGGCGCATACTACCCAGACAGTCAAGAGATAATAGTTTACTTGCCTACTGGAAACTCCCCTTCAGCGGCTATCTCGGAAGAGGCTCAGCTAGGCCGTGCTGCCGCAGCGTTCGGTACCCTTATGCACGAGTTCCAGCACCATCTGCAAGCAACTAAAGGGTCTAAAAACGTAGGCTCTAGTTCTTTTGAGGCGGCTGGAAGTGCTCCCCTGCTAAGCCAGCGGGAGATGGACGTACGCAAAGAGTTGAGAGATATAGAAGAACTGATTAACGAAGGTCTTCACTCTAATGATGATGTGGCCAGACAAACAGAGTTACTTGGCGAACTGGTTAATCTAGAAGATATACGTACTAAGTCTAATCAGCTTAAAGATTCTCACGCTATCTACGTCCGTGAACTGGGCGAAGCAGAAGCTAAAGGATCGGGCCTCAAGGCCCATCTGCCAGAAGATGAAAGACGGCAGCTGGGGGTATTCTATCCTACTTCTAACTACCGAGCTAAGCCTACGCTAGACCAGACTCAGAAAGCTATCGCTACAGGCGAGATAAATGAGATCCCTAGTGGCGAAGTACTTATACGCACTACTGAGGCTCACCCGCTCCCAGGATTCAAGACCTACTCTACTCAAGGCGACCCTAAAGCAGTTAAAGGTAAAGGGTTTGTAGATCTACCTAGTTCTGCACTTGCAGGTGTATTGGGACTAGACATGACCCGTAGGGTTGTGACGGACGGGCTAGATGAAGAGTCTAAAGAAGCATTGGATGATTACGTACAGGGCCGTACAGGCTTTAAAGCGTCTGATATGTCCTACGCAGAGAGCGACCTAGTTACAGAAGCTCCTATCATTGGCGATGCTTTATTTGCAGCGGACATACTTAGCATGATTGGTGAAGCAAACCAGATGGAAGAGGGCGAAGAACAGCCTGAAGCCATTGATGAGTTTACTGGGGTAGAAACACCCCCATTTAATTTTGAAGCACTAGACAAAGAAGAAGAATCGGATACACCTATGTTTTCAGAGGGTGGA